CCCGCCGGCGCCCTCCTTCCTACGGAGAGCGCCATGAACCAGACCGATCCTCGCTTCACCTACACGACTGACGACGCCGGCAACCGCCTGACCGTCATCGACTCGACCACTGGGCTGGAATTCACCGCCCGCTCGGTAACCGACGATCCGGTCACCCATGAGGGCGCCATTGACGCCTGTGCCAGCTGCCGCATCGGCGGACACAGCGACTGGGCCCTGACCAGTCGTCAGGAGCTGCTCTCCCTGGTCGATCTGAGCCGCTACAGCCCGGCCATCGACACCGACGCGTTCCCCGACTTCCCGTCCGACTGGTTTTGGACCGCCGACCTGTGCGCCTGGTCCTCGGCGTCCGCGTGGGTCGTCAATTTCAGCTACGGCCTCGTCCTCAGCTACCTCCGCTACGGCGACGGGTTCGCGTTGGCCGTGCGTCGTGCCGGTCAGTAATTGGACTTTTGCCCCTCGATAAGCACAGCAGCCATCGGAGCTGGAGTACGTCATGGCCGATCACGCTATTTGCAACCTGCCCGCATCAGTCACCCGGCTGATCCGCATTCCTCACTGGCTTCGCCGCGTGCTCGGCCTGTGCCGATTGGAGCTGCACGTAGAGCTGTCGAAGTGCGGGGCATCGAGCCTGGACGCGGCGGCCATCCTCGGCATAGGCCACGACCGTGGTCGGCTGCTTCATCGCTACTTCGCTCAGTGTGTGTGCGTACACCGGACCAATTGTTCGCTTCTTCCCTGGCCCAAGTTCCAAGGGGAAGCCAGGGTGACCATTCCGATCGTTCAGCACATCAGACAGCGGCTGAAGTTTGCGACCGCAGGCCAAGGCCACCTTTTCGATCGGAACGGCTATGCGCCCGGTATTTACCAGATCGACCCAGAGTTCGAGGCGGCCGTCCTTTGCCATCTTCACTGCGGGAACGACACGCCAGCGAATGGCGCCGCGACGGTACTGAATGACGGTGTTGAAAACGCTGAGTCCCGCACCGAACAGTGCGAGCGCAAACGTCACGTAAGACAGCCATCCAGCGGCAGCCATACCCATCCCCTTTGAGTTCCATGAGCGCAGAGCATATCGCCCTGCGCCGCCTCAGGAGCGCGCCATGTCTCATCGCTACGCCGATCCAAGCCCCTGCCTGCTGCCGCTGTTGGCCGTGAAGGCCCTGCGGGCCGTAGCAGCACGCGATCACAGCACCGCCCGAACCCTGTGGGTTCGCAGCAAGGGCGAACACAGCCGCAACCAGCTGCGCCGCTCCCGGCGCATGGGCGTTGCCAGCCTCCGACTGGAAGCCTGCTCGCGCGACATGTCTGCTGAGGTGCGGGCATGACGCGCTGCGCATTTGTGGGCGAACGGGAACAGGTGCACCTCGTGCAGATGGCCGGTTCTTGCACCCTGACGATCACATATGACCAGGGCGAGCGTCAGTTCTCGCTGGCCCTCCGCCGCAATGCGACCGCCCGACAGAAAGCGCGCGGCATTGATGGCGCCACATTGACCCAGCTTACCCTTCTACCGGACCGCCTGATGGGCATTCGGAGGGACAACCGCGGCCATCTACTGCTTAAAGCGGAGAGCACCATTTTCTGGGTGCCCGAGAAGGAAGCCGAGGGCCTCAACAAGTGGCTCAACCTGCTGAACCGCCTGCTCCTCGCATCTTCTCAGTCCAGCACCGACGGAGCGACGCAATGAGCCGCCGCCTCCGCATCGCCTGGCTGGCAGTTGCACTTCTGGCTGCCGTTGTCGTGCCGCTGCGCATCGCCGAGATCCACGGCGCCCACGCCGACCGCAATGCGGCCAAGGCCCGCTGGGCAACCAGCAGTTCGGTGAGGGGCTGACCATGCGCCAGACCTCCCGCCCGCTGCCTGCATCGGTTCCCTCCTGCGGCCACGGCCATCGCGCGCAGATCGTCACCACCAGCGGCGCACCCACCGGCCATCGCCTGGGGACGGCTTGCCCCGACCTGGTCCACATCGAGTGCCACCGCTGCGGCATCGCGACCCGACCGGTTCCCTGCGACCGTGCCGCGTTGGCCGAGCTGCGCTGGACCGACAGCACCTTGGCCCATTACCGCATTCCGATCTCCCACCTCGCCCGCCACCGCGGCGAAGTGCTGGCCGAACTCGCCTCAGCCGCCCCTGCCACCTCCATCGCAGCCTGACCAGGAGACACGCTATGGCCGCCGCACTCAAGCCGAAAGAACGCGCCGCGCTGCTGGCAGCGCATGCCGCTTCGGACCACGCACTGCACCGCACCCGCGCCGGATTCGCGCCCACGAACCGACCGGAGAAGGTCTTCACGCGCCGCGTCATGAACTGGCTGGATGAGCGCGTCCTAATCCGGTACGACGACCCGCAGCTGCCGCGCAAGGCGACCCTGACCGATCTCGGCCTCGCTGCCGCAGAGGCCGAGATCGCGAGGGCACGCGACCTGGCGCTCACAGCATGAGCGTGCAGCCCATCCTGCCAGTGGAGCAGCAATTCGCCACCGGCCACCAGGGCGAGTCGCTCGTGCTGATGGTGTGCCAAGGCTGGCTATGGGCCGGCCTCTACACCGCTGCGCCCCGCGAGTCGCTCCTGAAGGTCGCCGCCAGCGCCAGCCGGAGCGTGGGGGTATCGCACCACTCGCTCACCCTCGGCGGCGTCACGTTTTCCCTCAACCGACTTGCCGCACAGGCCGCGCGCCGCTGGCTCGACCGCCAGGGCGTGCGTGTTCGGTCGATCTCCCCCAACCACCGCGCTACGCGCAGCACGAAAGGAATCCACGCATGAGCCGTTCAGTTGTGATCTACGGGCCGCAACGCTGCGGCAAAACCACCAACGCGCAGGAGCTGCGCGAGCACTTCGGCATGAAGGACGTATTGGACGATTGGGATGGCCACACCGCGTATCCGCTCCACGACACGCTCGTCCTAACCAACAATGCAGATGCGATCGCGCACGTCACGTCGCGCGTTCTTCATCACGGATGCGCAATGCGCGAACTGCTGGCGGTGGCGCACGCATGAGCGAATCGCACCCGGCAACCGTCACAGAACCCGGCAGGCCCGGCAGTACCTACTCCGATGGCCCGGCATGGCACGCATTCGGCCTCAGTCGCGCGGCCTACCACGTCGTGCCGCGACGCACCCTGCAGTCGATGCCGGTCGAGTGGCAGGCACGCTTCGTAGCGCTGATGCAGGAGGCGCGTCAGACGCTGCCTGATGAGGCGTTCCCTGAGTACCAGGTGATTCGACTCAAGGACGGCAAGTACGCCAACGACCCCAACTGCCGGTACCGCCGCACGCCTCCGTTTCCCTGTCGCCCTGCCGACGAGGCGCATGCCGTCTGCAATGCACCGCTCGCCGGCGCCTTCGTCAACACCTTCACCCAATTCGATCAGGCCCGCCAATGACTGCGAACACCACGGCTCTGCCGACAAATTGCCCCGTCCTGCGCGACGCATTCGACACGATCAACGCGATCGCGGTCGAGGCCGTGTGGCTGCCAAACCAGGCGAAGGCCATCACTCTCGCCCAGGCCCAGAACGCGCTGCGTGATCTGCATCACCGCCTCCCGCGCTTGCAGGATCTGCGCGTGTTCGAAGCCCCCGTAGCCGCGTATGTCTCGACGCTGCGTAGCAGCCTGCAGGACGGCGACACGCCGCTCTGCGATACCACCCGTGCCCGGCTGGCGCAGGCGACCGAGCTGCTGGAGCTGGTCAGGAATCAGACCCGCACCATGATCGATCCAGCCGACCCGTGGCGCGGCCTGTACCACCCGAGTCGCCTCCCAGCGCGAAATGCCGACGGCGAGATTCTGTGTCACCCCGACGTGCCCGTGTGGGCTGACGGTCGCGAGGTATCGCTGCGGCCGCTGTTCCTTGCCCAGGGCTTCGACCTGGTCGTGGTCGAGGGAGAGCTTTCCGAAGAGAGCATCGGTTCTGGTGTCTACAACGCCGCACAGGAACTGCACGACTGGAACCCGGAGGCACCTGGAGAGGACTGGCGTCTGGCGTGGCTAGGCGAGACGGAAGACGGCCTCGCTGCGTGGTTCGTGCGGCCCCTGGCAATCGAAGCGCTGAACAAGCGCGAACTATCCACCCCCAAATCGGCATATCACACCAAGCACCACCCAGCCTGATAGCCGCACTTCAACGCGCCATCCATCAAGGAAAACCCAATGAACGCCATCACCATTCGCACCAAGGGTGAAGCGGAGATCTTCATCTCCAGCGAAACCCTCCGACCCGGTCATCTGATCGAGCTCGATGACGACCAGTCCATCAACCGGTATGCCACCGGCCACACGAAGCTATTCGCCGACGGCACCAGCGCTGCCGGCAGCGACCCGCGCACCGACCACGTCGCGGTGATCGACCACGCCACTGGCCTCATGTGGGCGGTCAAGTCCATCGGCGACAGCGATGGCGACCCGATGAGCCAAGCCGACTGCGAGAAGGCTTGCAGCGAGCTGCGACTGCTGGGCTACGACGACTGGGGCATGCCGACCCGCGCAGAACTTGCCGCCCTGGTTGATGACACCCGCCATGAGCCGGCCATCGATACCTCTCTGTTCCCCGGCGTGCTGCCCCGCTGGCACTGGACTAGCACGCCCTGCGCCTGGTCCTCGGCGTCCGCGTGGTTCGTCTATTTCCACTACGGCTGCGTCAGCTACAACCACCGCGGCTACAGCGGGTTCGCGTTGGCCGTGCGTCGTGCCGGTCAGTAATTGGCCCTTTTGATCCTTTCCCTGGAGCAACCATGAACCCCATCAAGTTCAAGAAGATCGCCGCCGACGGTTCCGAGCTGCCGGACACTGCCACCGACCACGTCGCCGTGCTGCTGCCCGACTACGGCCTCACCTTCACCGCCACCAACATCGTGGACAGCGACGTTCCGCACGCCGAGTTCGAGACCGCCGCCCAGCGCCTGGACCTGCTCGGCCACACCGATTGGGATCTGCCGACCATCGAGGAACTGCAGCTGCTGATCGACCGCAGCCGCTACTCGCCGGCCATCAACACCGACTTCTTCCGCGATATCCAGAACGACTGGTACTGGTCGAAGACTCCGGCCGCCTGGTCCTCGGCGTCCGCGTGGGGCGTCGCTTTCAGCTACGGCGTCGTCGGCGCCAACCCCCGCTACGGCGACGGGTTCGCGTTGGCCGTGCGTCGTGCCGGTCAGTGATTTGATCTTCTGCTGAGGCTTCCCCGATGACCTCCCGATTCCAGCCCCCACCCATCATCAAGACCGCCGAACACATGGCTGTCGAGATCGAGAACGCCGTGCGCCGGTTCGCTCGCTACCATCGCTACCAGATCGGCAGTGACCTGCGCGCGCGTTCCCAGTTGGTGTTCATCAACGCCAACAACGCCTGGCGCGAGCGCGCTGAGCAGGCGCGATGGGTGGCGGTGCTGGTGCGGGATATCGATGCCCTCAAGCAGCTCCTGCAGATCGGCAAGAGGGTTGGCGCCTTCGCCAGCTTCCGCCAGTTTGAAATGCTTATCCGCCTGGCCGAAGAGCTGGGCATGCAGGCCGGCGGCTGGCGCCGCCGCCTTCGCGAAGTCTCCCATGCCCAGAATGCGCAAGCCGATGGCGTCGCGCAGCGTGGCAAGAAACTGAGTACCCGTACCGCCCTTGCGGGGGCCAACTCATGACGAAGCCGCGCTATCCGCATCCGGGCTGCGCGGCCTGGTCGCAAGTGTATGGGGAGGCGGCCGCCTGGTCCTCGGCGTCCGCGTGGAACGTCAATTTCAACAACGGCAACGTCAACAACAACCACCGCAACAACAACGGGTTCGCGTTGGCCGTGCGTCGTGCCGGTGAGTTTCAGGGAGAGGTAGGCCTGCAGGAGTTGTACCAGGCATGGCGGCGTGCGCGCCGCCAGAAGGTTCCGAGCTTCAACCAGCTGCGCTTCGATCACCGCTGGACCGACGGCCTACTGCAGCTGCAGCGGGAGCTGCTGGCCGGCCGCTGGGAGCCACGGCCCTCGACGTGCTTCGTGGCAACCCGCCCGAAAGCTCGCGAGATCCATGCGCCGGACTTCGCCGACCGCGTAGTGCACCACTGGCTGGTGCCGCAGCTGGAAGCGATGTGGGAGCCGACGTTCATCCACGACAGCTACGCCAACCGCAAGGGGCGCGGAAGCCATGCAGCCGTGCGCAGGGCTCAGCAGTTCGTGCGTCAGGTGCATAGCGGCCAGGGAGGCGGCTGGTATCTACAGCTGGACGTGGCCAACTTCTTCAACAGCATCCACCGGCCATCCCTTTGGCGGATGCTGCGCACCCGGCTGCGACGCCGTGGTGCACCGCTGATCGTCCAGCAGGCCACGCACGCGCTGCTGCGCCGCTCGCCGCTGCACGCGGGTGTCCAGTACCGGGCCACCGCCGCCGAGCAGGCACAGGTGCCGCCGCACAAGAAGCTCGCCAACGCCCCAGCCGGCCGCGGCCTTCCCATCGGCAACCTGTCCAGCCAGTTCTTCGCCAACGTCTACCTGGACGCGCTGGACCAGTTCGCCAAGCACGTCCTCAAGGCCAAGCGCTACCTGCGCTATGTCGATGACTTCGTGCTGTTCCACCACGACCGCGAGCAGCTGGCCGCTTGGCGAGACCAGATCGAGGCGTTCCTGAAGAACCATCTCGGCCTGCGCCTGAAGGCCGAGCAGAAGCTCTGTCGCCTCACGGACGGCCTGGACTTCCTAGGTTACGTGATCTACCCGACGCACACCTTGGCGCGCCGCCGCGTGGTTGGCCACCTGCACACAGCGCTGGCCGAGTGGGAAGGCATGCACGTTCAGGGCGACAAGCTGCGCGGCTTCCCAGCGGACTTCCGTGAGCTGTCCAACCGCATCGCCAGCTTTGCTGGCCATCTGCAGCACGCCAGAAGCCACCGACTGATGCGCCGTGTCCATACCCGATTCCCCTGGCTGCGCTCTGCAGCCCACCCGCGACGGTTCAGCCACAAGGCAGAACGGCGCATCCATTCGATCAAGTGGCACCAGCACAAGGAGCATCAGGCATGAGCAACGACAAGATAACCCTGGCGGACGCGCAGCCCGGTGGGAGGGTGGGGCTGGGGGATCAGGCCGAGCGGGCGCGGTTTGAGGCGTGGGCCGAAGGTGCTGGATATGCGCTGACGCGGGAGGATGGGCGGTATGAATTCGCCGCTACTCGGTGCGCATGGACTGCGTGGAGAGCTGCCGCAGAAAGCCGCCAGATTGGAGCGCATGAACCTGCGGCATGGGTTCCGCCGAACTTCTTCAATAAGGGTGTTGTCGCCGCCACGGCCCGACGCAATCCGCCATCTGAAACGGCGGTCGAGCTTCGCGGCGAGTATGTCCCGCTCTACCTCTCCGCCCAGCCCTCCCCGGGTGGTCAGGGAGGATTGAACTACGAGCGCATGTTCGTGGACGCCTGCGCCGCGCTGGCCGAGGTTTCGCGGGAGCTGGGCTGCGATCCGGAGCAGGGTGGCGCTGAGCCGATCCTTGCGGCCATCGCAGAGCTGCGAGAAGCACTCGCCGCCCGCCAGCCGGTGGGGGAGCAACGTGCAGCGCTGTGGATTCAGTTCGCCGAGAACGGAAACATCCGGTTCTGGACCAAGGACCAGGATCGCGCACTGGCAGAGTCGTTCCTGCACGCGCGTCCGCTGACCGCCTTCTACGCGTCACCGCAGCCGCCCGCGCAGGCCGTGGACCTGGCGCAGGAACCCATGTTCTACATCCAAGACACGCGGCAGTTCGTGGGGAACTGCCCGGTGTGGTGGGCGCCGAACGGGGCTGGCTACGTCACCAGGTTGGATGAAGCTGGCCGCTACACGGAGCAGGAAGCCGTCAAGCAGAACCGTACCCGCGATACGGATGTGCCGTGGCCTTGCGCGGAGATCGATGCAATCGCACGCCACACGGTCGACTTCCAGCACATGCGCCCTCGTGCTGAGCGCCTGGCCGAGCTGGACCTGATCGACAGCCCGGCGGTGCAATCGTGAAGGCCGCTCTGCGTGATGCGTCGTTCTACGCCTGCCCGAGTGGTCACGGGCACAACCCGCGCGCGCCCAAGTGGCACGCCATCGTGGACCGCCCCGGCAACAGGCGGGGGGCAGATCGCGGTCCCGCTTGCGGAATCCCCTTCCACACCGAAGAGACGGAGGTGGACGCCGGAACCATCGCTGCGCGTCAGCGGTGCCGGAAGCCGGGTTGCAAGGCTGCATTCGCGACATTCGACAGCCAGGCGGTGGGCAAATGAGCCGAGAGGTGACCGAGCGCGACCTGCGCCACCCGAAATACGCCGAGGGCGAGCCGTCTGACTACGAGTTCCGCGCGGACGGGAAGATCGTCCGAAAGGACCGCTGGGAAATGGCTATCCATTCCATTCGCTATCACCTCGGCGACTGCCGACGCGAGTTTGAAGTGGGCGACATCGTGGGAGCCGTCAAGGCAATGGTTGCGAGCTTCCCAGACCGAGAGGATGAAGCCCATGGCTGACCATACGACCACAGCCGCGCTGCCGGACGCCGAGCTGCAGATCCTCCGCCACGCCCTGGGCGTCGGCGAGGGCGGCCTGGAGCGCAGCTATCGGAACCACTTCGTCACCGGCGAGGGCGGAGCCGACCACCGGCACTGCATGGCGCTGGTCGAGCGTGGATTCATGGCCCGGCGCGCGGGCAATGCGATCACCGGTGGCGACGACCTGTTCACGGTCACCGCTGCCGGCCGCGCAGCGGTGCAGGAGCACACTCCGCCGCCGCCGAAACTGACTAGGTCCCAGCAGCGCTACCAACAGTTCCTGCGCTACGACGGTGGCGTGACGTTCGGCGAGTATCTGAGGGGCTGGCGATGAAGGCGATCACCATCAACACGGCGGCGCCCACGGCTGACCAGCCGCTCACCGCTGCACCGTGGGAAGGCCAACCTGTCATCGACCAGGACCTGGCATTCAAAATCGCCGACGGCATCGTTTCGCGGAGGCTCGCCAAGGGGTGGTCGCGTCAAACCATCCTATCCAGCATCGAGGCAGGCCCCACTCCATGCAGGCGTGCGTTCTACCTGATGCGCGGCGGCATCATCGCCGTCGCCCTCTTCCCGATGACGCAGTTGAGCGATATGACCGGTCGCGGAAACTGGTACTCAATCCGCGACTTGTTCCCGCCGCTTCCTGATCGCACTCATGCGGGTACTGAACATCTGCGGGCGTTCCAAGTCGGTGACAAGGTATGGGCTTGGTACAAAGACGAGCCCAGGGCTGATTACGGTCAACCCGATCAGCCGGGCGACGACACCAACTGGAGTCGTTGCTTTCCGCTGTTTACCGTCAAGAGCGTGACTGGCCCACACCTCGAATCGGGAAGGTTCGCGGGTCGGCCGCACTACCAGGTGCAGCTCAGGTATCGCGAAGGGCCGCCTGCCGGTCACTACGACGCGGGCTACCACGACGTTTGCCCGATCAAGGGGCGACCCTGGCAGATGCGCGGCGACGGAGACTACCTGCAGTTGGTGCAGCATGCACCGCCTGCGGCAAAGCCACGCCGTACTCCGGTAGCACCGGCGTCCGCCCCCAGCCCACCGCCGGCGCTGCCGGCCCAACTGGACCTGTTCGCATGATTGGAGAGGTTCTCCAGTTCCAGGATCTGCAAGAACTCTGCCGACCAGGTGAGCGCCCACGCCTGTCAACGGTAGAGGCGTGGGCTCGCGGGCAAGGGATTCGCTACAAGTACGACGGCAAAGGCGGCATCTGGACGACCGCCGCTGCCATGAACGCTGCGCTCGGACTGCAGCAGGCGTCCAACGACACATATGGGACTGACCTTTTCTGATGGCACCACGTCCGCGAAAGCATAATCCGTCCATCCCACCACACATCGACCAGGCGAAGATCCCAAAGGGCGTGTACTGGGATGCAACGGGCCGTGGCCGCTGGTACATTTTCGAAGCCGCGACTGGCATCGACGGCCCGCGAAAGGCTCGCAGAACGGTCGCCGGCCCCGAGGCCAAGCTTTCCGAGCTGCATGGCCTCATGGAATCTGGGGAGAACACCGGAACCGTTGAGTGGGTCTGCACTCAGTACCACGACAGCGCCAAGTTCAAAGGTCTCGCCGCCGGTACACGCGCCGACTACGAGTCAGCACGCAATGTCTTGGTGGGCTACCCCACGAACCTGGGCGTGCCCTTCGGCAAGCTCCAGGTGAACAAACTGCGCAATCACAATTTCCAGCGCCTTGTTGATCGGATTGAGTCCGCAGGGACACCCACCAAAGCAAACAAGGTGCTGCGGTACTCGCGGCTCGTGTTCCGCTGGGCATTGAATCGAGGCATCGTGAACCACAATCCCGCCCAAGGCCTGGAGCAGGCGAAGGAGCGGAAGCGGCAGCGACTGCCCACCGATGACGCATACATCAAGTTGCTGAACTTCGCACAAGAGCGAGCCCAGCGTGCAGCAAGAACTGAGGGCGCAGTTCCACCCTATCTCTGGATGATCATGGAGCTGGGATATCTCTGTCGCTTGCGCGGCATTGAGACCCTCACCCTGACTGAAGCGCAGGGCACGACCGAGGGGCTGCATACTAATCGCCGGAAGCGCAGTCGCGACAACCTGGTCGAGTGGACCCCTCGGCTGCGAAGCGCATGGGATGCTGCGATCGCTCGTCGTGAAGCCATTATCGGGCGCCACAGCTTGCCGGTGCAGCTACGGGCCGATCAGCGCCACCTGTTCCTTGCAGAGCACGGTGAGCCCCTGCAGAAGACCAGCTTGGACAGCACCTGGCAGCGCTTCATCCAGCTCGCAATCAGCTCCGGGGTCATCGTGGCCGAGGAACGCTTCAGCCTGCACGACCTCAAGCGAAAGGGTGGCACGGACACTGCCGGCAACCGCGCCGAGAGACAGGATGCCTTGGGCGTCACCGACGCGATGATGAAGGTCTACGACAAGAGCGTGCCACGCGTGAAGCCTTCCACGATGAAGGATCGTTGA